TATGGAGACAGATTATGCTCTCTGGTGGATCTGTGCAGGGCCTAGACTTCTTAAGTCAAGAAGAGAAAGATATCTTTAAGACCTTCGGTGAGATTTCACAGATGGAAGTTATCCAGCAATCAGCTGATCGGCAGAAGTATATTGATCAAGGGCAATCGCTTAACGTTATGATTGGAGACGAGGTGCCATTGAGAGACGTTAACAAGCTCGTGATCGAAGCATGGAAGCTAGGCATTAAGACGTTGTACTACCAGCGAGGAGCTAATATGGCTCAGCAAGTAGGGCGAGACATTCTCAACTGTGCGGTTTGCGAAGGTTGACTATATTTGTATAGTTACACCGACATCGTGCGGGGTTACGTTACCTTAAACGGAAGGGGGCTTCGGCCCCTTTCTTCGTTTGAGAACCTTCCCTGTACAGGTTGTCAGGCTCGTACCCTGGGCAATAATCCCCGTACCTAGAGAGAAGCATCGCTATATCTAAAAAGGTAACGATACCGTTGTGATCAAGATCACCCGTTAGACATCCAGGTATGCCAAAGCAGGTCAACGCAGCGAGCAAGTCTGCGCTCCCTACGATGTGGTCTAAATTGACATCACCAAAACAAAATACATCATCACCAAACAAGCCTCCTCTTTGGAACTCTAGCATGGTATGCATTCTATCTATTTGTCCTGGAGTAAAATGCTGTCTACAAGAGTCTGGATAATAATCCATGTGGTTGTCGGCGGTATAGTCGTATATATACTCAGGACACATAGGAGGGTCGCATTCCCATTGAGCCTTTGTCGGAGGTGTGTCACACACAAAGTCACCCCATACGTCGCACGGCAGCCCGTCATCGTCACCGCAATTGGCTACAGACATAAAAGTGTGATGAAGCCCACAATAATGCCCCATCTCATGCGTCAATACTTTATTCTCGTTGTTTCTAGGATGAGGGCTATCAAGCCCAAAAATATCTGACCTAAGCCATATGCCATCTCTGGCGTTTGTGCCTGTTACCGTAACATAAGACCACCCCAATATGCCTCCGCATATTTTAGGCATAACATATATGTTGCAATAGTAATCGGGGTCATAATCAGGGAACCACTGATCAATAGCCATTACGGTGTTTTGTGTTCCGAAATTAGGGAAGCACCACTCATTGTTCCCGCTAGACTGTCCTGTTACGTAATTATCGTACCAAGCGTACTCTTCCAGGTCCTGGTATCCTATATGAATAAGCTCTATGTCGATCATAGCTTCCTCCATATCCGCGTCTAAATCTTCGATGGCCTCCTCTACGTACTGCTCGCTAAACCAACCTCCTAGACTGTCTGAGTAAATTATATGCACCACTACTGGAATTGTCCTCCACTCGTAAGTTGTGCGCTGAAATCCAACTTGGCTTGGTTGAACCGCTTTAGCGTCGTACTCTGTGGCACAAAAATCTTGACCCATGCCCATGACAGGCAGAAGCAGTAAGGGGATGAGGCTTAGTTTCATTTTCTAGTTTTTTCAATCGTTCTTCCAGCGAAATAAGCTCCGAACACAGTAAGCATAAGGATCTCTAGTAAAGAGATATAACTCTCTCTAGGCATAAACGTTTCGTCTAGGCCGTCCCACACCATGATAGCCATAAAGAAAACCATAAGCACGATCAGAACGGATGGACGAATCAGCTTAGCGAGCTTAACGTCGCTAGACATATCAGCCTCCCACCTACGGGATACGTTATTCTGATACTCGATCTCAGCTTGAACTGCCGCTCTAGCCGCTTCAGGATCTACGTTCGGCTCTTTATTAAGTAGGTTCTTTACAACGCCAAGAGCGCCACTGTCAGGAAGTAAATCTCCTACAGTAGAAAGAACGCCAGGGGCGTTGGCCTTTAACCATACCCCTAGCTTAGTATCTCTGATTTTCTTTTTACTCTCCACGTAACGTGTTGTATTTCTTATTAAATCTAGCCATAGTGCCTCTCATCATTTCTTGGAGTTCCCAAATTTGATTCTGGCGGTCGATATAGTCATCGACTTTTCTAGCTTTTTTCAGGGCAGCTCTTAAAGCTTTTAGTTCCTTATTTACCTTTTTAGATTCTTCCTTCAACGCCTGAATGCCATTATACCTTCCTGGCTCATCAATAATGCTATTGTTCTGGATCTCTCTATAAAGCTGTCCTACGTTTGCATCGTTCTCTTTAAAGGCTGCGATGTCGTAGAAAGGTGAAGCTTCTCCGTAGATCTTCTTAATGATTGGTACGTCATTGTAGTTAATCTTAACTTCACCCTCGTCAGAGAATCCGTAACCTAAAGCCTTGATAAGCTCGCCTACATCTTTAGATTCTTTTGCCTTATTTAAAGACCTCTTAGACATCTCGTACATATTCCTTGCCTGCTTACCTGAATCCAGAACAAAGTCTCCAGTACCGCCTATTAAATACTCAAACAAGTACCATCCATAGTCAGGGTTTAGGTCTATATCTCCGCTTGTGTACTCGGAGCCTCCTGTGGCTTGGTTCATCCATTGGAAGTATTCTCGCAATGCATCTGGAGATCTGAAAGACAATTCAGAGTTAGGTCTTGGCGTCCCAAACGGAAGCTGCTCTCCTGTAATCATAGAACCAAAGTACGTTCTGTTTTCTGCCATCTCAACGAAAGGCTTGAATACAGTAGGGGCGGCAGACCTTAAGACAAAAGTACCTGGGTTGTCAACCTCACCTCCAAAAGATATAGGAGAGAAAGAATTAAAAGCAGAGCTACCTAAGAACATAGTAGCTTCTCCGAGTGTTCTATGCCCTGTAGAGGTCTCAGCTAAAGCAAGACCCGCGTTATTGAACAGCCCGAAACCGTAAGGTAGCGGTATCTTTAAGAAGTTATCTCTGTCTTTGCCATAGCAGATAATCATATTCCTCTGCTTATCGTACTCAGAAACCTTATCGTACCAAGAAATATCATCTTCTGGGTCTTTACCGCTAAGAGCTAGGTTTATTAACGTTAGCATACCCGAAAACATTGTCATTCCAGCAGCGATCTTCTGTGGGTTAGAAGCTCTTTCGTACCACTCTCTAGTGGATCCGTCAGGACGCTGTGCAGGCTTGGACTTAGCTATAGAGTTGTAAACTCTTACGTTCCCTTGAATAGAAGCGTTAAAGAACAAGTAGATAGCATTGATGGTTGGCCCTGCTTCTCCCGATCGGTTAAAGTTAACGGTAATGTTCTTTGAGAAAACTGCTGCCTTTTGTCTAGTAGCTCCTCGTTGTCTAGCCGTAGTGTAAGCGGACAGCCTAATACTATTCTCGAAAGCATCGTTGACTCCTTCTACAAATTCCAAGAACTTCTTAGGGGACGAGAACAATTTCTGCTTTAGCTTTTGACCTTTGCTTAAATCGTTAGCTTCTACGGATAGCTCCGCTGCAATTTGCTCTAACTCTTTAACATAGTTCCAACCTGTCTGACCGCCATCTTCTCTCCACTCATCAAAAAACTGTTGAGTTTCGGCGTCCATTTCTTTACCTGTTACCGCTTCACCTAATAGGTTTCTTAGAGACCCCCAGGTATTGCTCATCATCTGCTTCTGGAAACCCTTCTGGTCTATTTTACCTAGCCCTCCCTCTTCCATGTCAGCTTCTGCGTTGTAGATAGAAGCCCCCATATCTCTTGCAAAGTTACCTACGAAGAAGTTAGGGTTCCACTGGGTGAATACACCTCTTAAGAAGGACACAGGAGCTCTTAACATCTTAATAAAGGTGTTAGACTGTTCCATAGTCATTCCGTTCATTACAGACGCATAATAAGGATCATTGAAGTATATAAATTTCTGAGATCCATCTACCCTAACTGCTACCGTATGAGGGTCAGCATGCATTTCCGCAAGGGTCATGTGATCCTGTTCTCCTTCATCATTTACCTTAAGAAGCGGGTTGTCCTTATCTAATACGTGCATCACACCCTCCATAGAAGCGTCATTGGCTTCAGCTAGCTTATACAAAGATTGTAGCGCTCTATTCTTCTCAGCCCATTGGTGAGTTAAAGCGTTTTGCATAATGATGTTAGCCAGCACGTTAGCAGCCTCTGACTCTCTACCTACAGCTTTCTTAACCTTACTCCCGTATACAGAGAACCCAGCACCTCCATGAGGGTAAGCGTTTGAAGCGGGCGTCATCTCGTCTTCAGCAAAACCCTGTAAAGGAACATAGTTTTCATACATGTCATTCCAAGCGTCTATCCTTGCCTGTGACTCCAATCCTTCGTCAATCATAGTCTTTCGCGTGTCAGCTATGATATCTTGGAACATCTTAGCTGCTGCTCTCATCTCAGGCGAGTCTAGGTTGTCTAAAACCTCTTGAGCTAGCTCATTAGGCATACCAGATCCGCTAACAAGGTCTGGTCTATTACCCATAATCACATCGTTTCTTTCAGCGGCGTGTAAGGCGTACATAAACTGGCTGAGATCCGTGTGAGTAATCTCGTTCACTATCATAAACTGTTTCGCTTCCTCCATGAAAGCATCTAAGTCCTCCATAGCGGCACGAGACCGCCCATACATAAGCTGTTCTATTTCCTGGAAGTTTTCTTCAGGTTTTACTTCCCCCTTTCTTCCCTCTTCTACTTGTCCTTGTAGTTTAAGAACGTCAGCATACTTATTGACAAGCCATGTATTAAGGAAATTCACAGTTCCCTGGAAGGCTCCATTCTCTTCTCTTTGCTGATAGTAGCGAGGAGGCATAATTCTAGAGTCTTTAGGCGTGGACTTCTCTCCGTTATTTAAAGCCTCTACAAACTCGATCAACTCTTCTTTACTCTGAGGAACATCGGTAGCTTCTTTAGCTAAAGACTCGATGCTTCCAGACACTGCTAGGTTTACGTCTAGCTTCCATCCATTTTCAGTTTTGGTTACCGAATGCTTTACGTTGTCTGTTGATTCGAAAAGAAAGTTATACTGATCAAAGAAAGTGTTCATGTCCTTAAGAGTAGGAACACCTTGTTCGGTAGCTTTTACTTCTTTACTCGCAAGACCTACCATAGTCGTGCTTGCAAATACTGACTCATCAAACAAAGACAGATCGCTAGGGTTGTAGTTTAAAGTGGCTCCTGTCTCAGCTGATTGCATCCCCTCAAGCTGATTCAATCTATTCTCCATATACTGCAAATGCGTCATGTACGACGGGTTGCTAAAAGTATCGTACTTCAACGTAGGTTCGTTTTCCCTTGCCAACGTCTCAGGACTTGGAAAGTCTCTATCTAAAGCCGACATATTCATACTCACAGGAGAGTCGTTTAGCCTAGCTCTGAGCGATTCTGAAAGGCTCATAGCCGCTTCAGTTCTTTCTTCCTTTGACTTTAACCTTTCAGCTTCTTCTCGCTGTCTTTTATCGAAGTTCTTCCCAGCCCAGGTCTGCCACTTAACGCCTACTGCCAAAGGCTCTCGTGTATTTTTATCTTTTTTAGTTGGTATGTTTTTTAGGAACTCTCTTTTTCCGTCTTTAATGTAAGAGAACCGATCAATAACACTGGACTTTCCGTTTCCCGTTTGCATCACCCACCAATTCCAGAAATGCCAGCTGTCTTGAAAAACCTTTGTGTGCGCTTCGTCGGAAGTGTTTATGCCTTTGTAACCTACGGGTTTATTCTCGATAAAAGTCATTTCAAAAGGCTCGCTTGGGAGCCCCATAAAAGAGTCTTTTGTATTCTCTAAAGAAGCTAGATTTTTAGCTGCGATATCAACTTGAAATTTTTGTATTTGTCCTCTATGTCGGGCTTCAGACTCACCCATAATAGCCTCTATGCTAACGGGTTTGTTAAAAGTAACCATACTGGGGCTCTTTATGTTTATCCCGTTTTTATACAGAGATTCTTCAGATATTATAGTTGAAACCTCTCCTGTTGCGTAGTTTTCAAGCTTCCCCGTAATAGCGGCTATGACATTGCCTTCTGCGTCTCCAATGTCTACGTTGTCGAAATAAGCCGCTCTAACAGACTCCATAACTTCATCTAAAGGAGTTAATATCGAGTTACCAGATTTCTGAATTTTCTTTATTAACGCTTCTCTGTTCTCAAAAGTCAATTTTTGAGTTTCGCCGCCAATAAGCAAGCCAATTATATGGTTAACATCGCGCTCTCTGATAGCTTTTCCGCCAGGCTTTGGATCTAACGGTAGGCGCAGCCTTTCTAAAGATTCTATCAAACTCGTGTTGCCTAAGCTCGAACTCCATATTGGTGACGCGGCGGTCATTGTTTGAGGGAAGGTTTGCCACCCCTCTTCCCCAATCTGAATTGACGCTTGCCTTTCTACCTGAGGAACAGAAGCTCCAGCGTTAAGTTCTTCTTGAGCTTTCTTTATGTTTTCTTCCTCTTGTTTAAGAGCTTTATCCGCAGCTTCTTGATTTTCAAACCTACGGAATTCGGTTCTGTTTTTAGAGCCTATACTATATTTAAACTTAACCTGAACGCCAGCGTCTTCTCCCTTGTAAATCTTTATGTCTTCGAAGTAGTTAAGAAGCACCTCTGTTGCGTTCTCGTAAGCCTTCTTTCTGTTAAGACCTGTAGCTGGCTGAGAGGATAGGCTGTTTTGAAGGTCTCTAAATGTAACTATAGAAACTAATTCCCCGCCTCTAGTAGCTTGCGAGCCCATAAGCTCCACCATAATAATTACTTGATCAGAGACATCTTTGTTTTGAGCGGAAGATGTTGTAAGAGCGTTAATCATATTAGTTACAACGCCTTTGGAGGACCTTGCAACAACAGCGGTGTTTTTACCTGCTTCTTCGACAGCTTTTATTTCAGCCCCGACTCCAGAAAGATATGTTTTAGAAAAACTCCCATTAAAATCAATAGTGTTAACGCCAGTCCCGTCTTGTCTTACAGTAATGATTCGGACTTTTTTTCCGTTTTTTATATCTTGAGCGAGAGCAGGGTTGCTCTTGATTAAGCTTTCAAGCTCTGGAGCAGCTGTTTTTAAATCAGGCACAGTAATTTTAGAATCGACCACATCTTCCCTGACATAAGGGATTGATTCAGTAAGCTCTTTTGTAATTTTAGTTAACTGATCAAAGCTGACGGTCTCTAAATCTATACCTAGGTTTTCAGCAGCCATTTGAATGACAGGATCCCCATATCTAGCCCTCAAGTCCTTTACACCGTCTGCTCCAAACTGTCTTTCTATCTCTTTGTATCTCTGATCATTATATGAAACAGCAGACATCTGTGCAGCAGCCACTTCGACAACGAAGTCTTTCTTTACTTGTTTATTTAGTTTGTCAAAATCTCGGTTCCCAGTATTAACTCCTAACCCTTCTCTGAGAACTCCTACTACGACCTCTTCTTTTTTATCAGCGGATTCAGAGTAGTCTTTCTCTCGCTGGTCTACAATTTCTTTCACCTTAGGATCCTCTGACGCTTTTAACGTCTCATACATCTCTGTTATCTGATCCTCTGTAATGCCTGACTCTTTCAAGGTGCGGTGAACAGCCTCTTCGAGTACGTCAATCGCTCTTGCGGCTGGAGATAAATGAACGGTATTTGTTTTAGGGTCATACTGAGCTTGAGCTCTCTGTCTCTGAACTAACTCAGACTCTTCTACAGCGGCTAAATAGGCTTCTGGACTTTCGTAAACAACGACGTTCCCTCCTTTCTTTATTAGCCTAGAAGCAGCTAATACTGTAGTAGGAGTTGTAAGTGGGTTATCTAAAAGAGTTTGTGCTTGCTCTTGACTTAACCCAAGCGCTTCGGCTACCTCTTCAGTTGAAGTAGCCCAATCCGCTTGAAGCTGATCAGCTGTACTCATGTCTTCAGCGAGAAGCCCTTCTGTTTGCGCTTCGGAAACAACACCTGATTCGCTTTCTGCTTTAGAAAGTATTTGTTCTGCTTTAGCTATCGCTTGCTGAGCTTGCTCTTTAGCCTTGCCTATCTGCTCTGAGGCTACTGCTGAAGCTAAATGGTTATTTAATTTTTTCTTAGAGTTTGCTTTCCCCCTAGTTAAACTTGTAAGTTGCTGCAAAGCTTGAGCAAGCTCAATAGAAGCTAGCGGGTCAATTTTAGCTAAATCTAGAATAAGCTGTTTTGCTTGCTCGTCTTTTGCTTTTGCTTGCTCTATTTGCTCTTGGAATTCGTATTCTATTTGCCGCTTCTCCTCTTCAGATGTGTTTTCATCTCTTAGTTTCTCGGCTTTTTGAGACAGTTCTGTTACGTTAACTCCTATCCCTTCTACTTTCCCTGCGGCTATACTTCGAGCAAGATATTGTTGATGACCAAAGAACGCCATTTTACCACTCTTTCCTTTAAAAGCCATATTAACTCCAAAAAGAGCCGCTGATGTAGGGCCTCCAGAAATACCTCCAGTTAAAGCGCTTTCGAAAACACGACCCATCGCTTTTTCAATTGTCATATGCTCACCCCTTAAAGCGGCATCAGTCATTATATTCATGAGTTCAGTAGCCGCTTCCTGGGGTGCCTCCGTAAGAGTTCCTATTCCGAGGTTAACCATAACTCCTTTCATCATATTCGTCAAAGGCACTTTAAATCCCTTACCCCAAAGCCCAGCCGCTTTCAGCATTATAGAAGATCCAACAGCCTCTGGAACACCTTCAGCTATACCTCCCGCCACAGAATACCCCCATCGAACATCGTCGTTTACTTTTACATCAACTCTAGTCGAATTTCCCAAACCGCCTTCCAAAAGCAAATACGTTCCGCTATCATCTGTGATTAAATCAAACCCTTTGGCTTTATACATTTTGTCGATGGCCCCCAAGACCCTCATGTCGTCAGCTTTATTTAAAGGTCTTCCGTCAATAGAAAACTCATCAAAAGAAGAATCTATTTTACTCTCATAAAACTTTTGGGCTCCAGTAACGTAGCTAATTGCGCCAGCCGTGGCATAAGGGTTTTTTGTGATGGCACCAACAACTAAAGCACCTACAGAGGTCGGAGAAGACTGAATAGCTTGAGACGTAGCCTTGCTGAGGTAAGACAACCAACTCGACCATTCGAACTCCCCATATTCTATATCCTCAATGGCGTTATTAGCTCTAACTGAAGACTGGCTTTGAAGATGCTTTCTTCTAGCGGCAGAGTCTCTCGTGTAATCGCCCATTTTTTCAGATCCTAAAGAAGCATCTAAAAGGCTTAACAAAGGGCCTGAACCATAAACAAGCATATCTGAAGCTTGCTGAAAAGCCATTAAGATATCTGTAGGCGTGTCAAATTTATTAACCCCTACATATCCGTCATCATCTATATCTATAACGTACCCCATCCCGTAGACAGCTTTTTCTACGCGCTCAACTTTTGCTTTCCATTCGTTAAACTCTTCTGAATCGCTCTTCCACCAGTAGGTTTCAGGCGCGGCACCCAAAAGAGATTTGTAAGCTTCCTCAATTATCCTGCTTCCTTCTCTTAAGTATTTGCCGTTAGTAAATTCAACAGCGCTATACTTCAAGCTTTCAAGCTTCTTCCTGTCCGCCTCTTGTTGTTGAGCCGCCGTCCTAGTCTCCATATACTCGAAATCCCCAGCTCCTTTTACGGGATACTTAATGTCTCTATAGTTAGCTTCTTTTATATTAGCTTCCAACTCTTCGATCTCGGCTTTTCTTTCATTTAATTTATTAGTAAAATCAGGATTGTTCGCGATTCTTTCCGTCAACATCCTTTCGCTTAAAGAGTTCCATCTGTATCTATCGTCTTCTGGGTTTGCCTGAGAAGCTGAATACATCGCCGACATAACTCCAGGCTCTCCAGTTTCCAGCTTACCCTCTTCCGTCTCTGAGATCATCTGTAAATTGCGCCTACGCTCTATAGCCGCAGCAGCGGGTCCTGTGCGAATAGATTCGTATTTATCAGCTGATGCCTCTTTCCCCCTACCGAAGGCTACAACAGTTTTTCTGTCAAAGAAAGGTTTTTGATTGTCCTGCAACCCCCCAAACTGAATGTCTTCTAGGCTGTCTGCTTCCTGAATGCCTCCGTCAGCTGTAGGAATCTGATAGCTAGTAGCTTGATCTAACCAACTTAAAACGTCATTAGGTGGCTCTACTTCATTCGATAAAGAATCCAAAGGAGGCTCTACCGAGCCTGATTCCGTAAAAGCGGTTGCGCCTGGATTTTTTTTTTCAAGGACGCTCTTAGCTTGAGTTATTTTAGTTGCATCATAACCGCCAGACATTAACATGTAGTTAATAGCCTCATCGCTCATACCTGAAGCTTTAGCCTCTAAGATTTTAGCCTCTAATTCCGTGTTGTTAGCCATACGGCTAATTTACGAAATTATTCTTAGTTAGTCCATTAGAGATTCAATCTCCTCCACGGTAATTCCGTTTTCCTCAATGGCCTTTAAGACTTTCTGCATATAAGAAGGGTTTGTTGACTCACCAAGAGAAACAAGTCCCACCCAGAACCTAATCTGATTATCAGTCATTTCCGCTCCGTTATTCTCTCTACGGTACTTTTTCTGCATAGCCTCCCTTTTAGGATTGCTAAGTTTTACTCGCTTACCTCCAATTTCTGTAACCGCATCGACCCATTCTTTACTGCCCATTTCCAAAATCCCATACGAGTTCTGCATTCCAGCTTCTTCAGCAAGACCTTCGATTCCCGCAGCTGCCATCCTTCTTTGATCTTCGCTAAGCTCATCCGCCGTCTTCAGCATTCTGCCTCTAAACTGGATAAACATATCTCCGTCTGGGTTAAACGCCGCTGCATTTACCGTCATGGGAGCGACCAATTGGTTTACATCAGTTTCAAGTTGAAGGATTTCGGCTGCCTCTGGTCCTAGCTGTATTTTAGCTCCTTTTACTCCAGACAAACCTAAAATACTATTTCTTTCTGGGTCTTGAGGCCCCATCTTAAAGGCGTCTGATAAGAATCCTCTCATTGATTCGGAGTCGAATACTCGCCCTCCTCTACCTTCAGCCATAACTGATTCAGCGGTAACGTCAGATCCAGAACTCGCAGAACCTTCAGCTTTTCGTTTTGCTGCAAGCGCCATATACTTCTCTTTGTATTGCTCAACAGCTTTTACTCTAGATTCTTCCGCTGGAAAGTTAGGATCTGTTAACTGCTCGTATGTGGGGTTCTCTGGATCCTGAGCATACATAGCTAAAGCAGACAAATAATGTTTCTTTCCTTTTGTCGGGTCTGATAGGTTTGAAGGGTTTAGTACGTCATCTAGCCAAGAGCTTAAAGCTGTTTCGCTCTCTTTAATACCCCCTTTATAAGTTTCTTGAACCGCTACACCTATTCCTTTATAAAGGTTCAACTTAGATTTCCCTTCCCATGACTGTGCTGACTCGGTTAATGACGATTGAATCCAATCTCTCAAAGGCACCTTGATGTCTTCTTGATCAGACACAATCCATTGACCGCTAGGGTCGATATCTAAAGAAAATCTATCTGAATTATTTAAGTTGTTCCATATGGCGTCATATTCCTCTTGAGTCGTTGACTCTATACTGTCGTTTCCAATAGGCTGACCTAAACGTCCTGCAAGAGCGTTTGCTGCTTTAGAGCTTCCGTTGTAGCCACGTTGAAGCTCGCTAGTAGCGCTGTCTAGTTCAGCGATAATTCGATAAGCACCTTCTACTCCGTATGTCTCAATAAGTTCAGGAAGCTTTTCTCTTACTAAGTTGGCGCCATTAACCAATGGATCAGCCTGTGACTTCCATAGCCCCCCAGGAATTGTAGGCAGACCCTTCGCTAAAGTCAATTCTTGCTTTCTTGCAGCTTCTTCTTCTTTTCGAAGAGATTTTAAATAATCCTGCTCTGCTTTAAGCCGTGCTTTATACTGAGCGTCACCTGTTTTCTGACCCTCTGCCGCAAGCTTTTGCTCTCCTTGTAGTAAAGAATTCTCTTGATCTCTTCTCTCGTTTTGAGAGGTTACAAAATCTTCATTAACCTGAGCAGCTACGGTGTCTACATAAGGGTTTGAAAACGCTCCCGACATAGGTGATTGTTGATCTGCCATTACTTTCTGTTTTTCGCCTCTTTTTCAAATCTTTTAGCCAACTGCAAGAACCACTTAGAAGTAGGGCTCTTAGGGTTTTTCTTAGCTAAAGCAATTCCTTTCTTCGCGTCACTCGCGTTCACTATCATCTCAGCGCTCTCTACAGTCCCTAGAGGCTGTCCATTTGATCGGTCAGTCATCAGGATGTCTACACCGTCATGATCGTAGCCGTCAGGCGTTACTACAGCGCCTCCCTCTCTGTTTTCATACTGGTTCTCCTCTGCTGGAAATGGATTATAGGGAGTACGAAAAAGATCAGTAAAATTAAAATCAGTTCCGTCTGGGTCATCGACGGGCATGTCAATTTCCTCTAAATCTAAAGGGAACGCATCGCTTCCGTACTCAGGGAAAACTGAAGGAGCTAAAACCTCTTCTTTTGTGGTTCCAAAATCATCTCCACCATCCTCTGTGCTTTTGTTTTTAGGAAATAAACTAGAGATGTCTGTACCCATTTCGAACGCCGACCCTATTGCGTTACCTCTTAAACGTCTTCGCTGATCTCCTAAGTAGTCTAATTGTCTTTCTTTTTGAAAATCATACATCTTTTCTTTATCAGAGAGCCCTCTGTTGTAGTCCATAACACCTTCTTCGTTAGCGCCAGCTTGTTGAAGCAACGCAGCTCTATTCCTAGCTTCCGCCTGAGAGAGCTTTTGTTGATTGGTGCTAGACGCGCCTAACAGTTTCGCTAACTGCCTCTGCCCTCCCTTGGTGCTCCCCGATACATCAAGCGCATCAGCAAGACCTCTAGCTTCTTCACCTCTAGCAAAAGCTGAATTGTCTCGATTAGCCATGTTAGATAAATCCTGCTGAGAAGCAGAAAGGTTTTTCCGCTGAAACTCAGGGAACATCTCCTCTCTTTGGTTCTTTATCTGTTCTTTTAGACGTCTCTGACCAGTAAAGTAGTTAGCCGCTTCAGGCCCGTACTTTAAGCCAATGTCTAGGATATCTTTCAAAGTGCTCATTCTACAAATATAGTTATTCCTGTCCTAAGACATGATGCGTCTTAGACTTAGATATGTGAGTGTTAATACAGTATAGCTCTTGAGGACCTGCGCCGACGTTAGTTAGTCGGATCTTAGCCCATCGGCCTCTAACGGGGTCTCCGTTTGCTTCTGCGTTTAAAACCAAGTAAAGAGGTTTGCCGTTGTTGTTGTTATCTTGAAAAGCATTATTTCCCGAAACAACGGGCCACTCACTGGAGTTGCTTATTGTGATCGTGTTAGCGTCAAGGTCGTAGCTAGACATCGTAGCAGCGACAGTTCCGTTATTACTCCCCAAAGCTAACAACTCATCAGGACCGTATATAGTTTCGCTTGATCCAGATACAAAAGATACTAAAGGGGTCCCAGAAGGCATAGGGATTCTGGATAGTCTATTGTCAAGTGTAACGATATGCCCAGTGCCTGAAACCTCGTAACTAGAAACTCTTCCTAGCAATAAATATTGACTCGTGCCACCATTAGTAGATCCATTAACGGGAATTTTCGTGCCTCCAACTACCCTAGGCATTGAAGCATAGTAAGCCCCTTCCTTTTCTTTAAAAGAAGATATAAGACCAGACTCTTGATGTAAGTCGGTTAATACAGCATCATCTACAGTCCAGTCAGCGCTATTGCCTTCATAAGACAAAGCATTAAATACTTTAACTTCAGATGGAGAGATTTTAGAAACTACCTGAACTTCAGAAGGGTATCCGTTGCCGTAAAAATTGTTTCTTGACGATCCTGCGCTATGTTTATGAAACAGATAATTAACGGGAGGGTCACCAATGGCTTTTCTAAAGCCAGAAATCATAGAGTTGTCTATACTTACGTAGTTAGAAGGAGTAAAGCTATATCGGCTAATCCATTTCTTTCTAGGAAGAGAATACCCCGTCGTACCAACTCCTTCAAAGGTTACGTAGTACATTTTTTCTTGAGGGTCAAACCCGCTGACAATCCTGCCTCCGTTAGCAATGCTTGCTAGGCTGTCCATCTGCGCCTCAAAGAAAGAAGACATATCTAGATCTGAAATAACCTTCATTTCAGTCCCCCCAGAAGCGATAATCTTTTGACGAGATCTGTCAACAAAGAAAACGATACCGTCTCTAATTAAAGCTGAGGAAGGGTCGCTTCCAATTCCAAAGTCTCCATTAGCTTCTTGATGAGTACCTAAAACCTCTTTGCTAGCTGTGACGTTAGAAGTAGAGTCGGCATATTCGATGACGTTTCTATTTACAGGCACAAGAGACAGCTTATTCTCTTGAAGAGAAACAAGGTTTTGATTTACGTTACCGATATAGTTTATAGCCCCGTACCGCTTAGGCATGTTCTTATAAGAAAAAGCCCCTGGATTAAAACTAGAGAAAGTGATGTCTCCGATATCATCTCCGTATTCTTCGCTATAAGTAATTCTATTGTAGTAATCTACCGTAGCGGCTTTATCATACTTTACATGAGCTCGCCCTTTACTCCAACACCTTGAAGGCACGAAGTCTGAAGCGTCCATAGATTCAATATTCCTAACCCCAAATACAAAAAGCTCTATATTTGTAAAGGTCCAAAAGGTATTAGGATCGCCATTTCCATCATTGAGAATGGGCGGAATCACAACTGATCTAGAGCCATAATATACGCTGCCCTCGGTTAAAGAAATTGGATCTCCGTCGTTATGGGTATTGTTCGAAAGATCCGACAACTCCCTTGGCCCTAATATCTTTCTTGACTCTCCAATTTCATAAAACACTTCTTCTGGAGGTGTCTTTCTTGGGGTAAGGATTTCTACTAAAACTTCGTGATTCCAAAAATCTCCATCTGTGCCTGGATCAAAGTGAGTAACGGGCTGACCTCCTACAGGAGACAAAACTAAAAACTTACCTACGTGATTTGTGTGTATTTCCGTTGGGGCATTGGTGTCAGGATCTAGGTCAGTAACTACTGTTTCATATCCTATTACGTCAAATTCAAGGTTGTTCCCGTAACTTAAAGCAGACGTTGTTCCATCTTTATAGCTTATAATCCTAAGCTTATCTCCAGGAGTGTAAGCGTAGTCCTTTAAAGCGCCTTTGCCCGATTGAAACTCAGCTAAAGTATTGAAACTAACGTAGATTTTTTTAGTGTCGGTATAATATTCGTTTGTACTATTTGCTGTGTTTTCTAAAACACTTTTAAACCAAGCTCCACCTACAGTAAAAGATTCAAACTTCTCCCATGTTTGCATGTCTGAGTAGACAATCTGATATGTAGAAGCCCAGGTCGGCGGCGACGAAAGCATATCTACTAAAATTGTACAGGGACCTTCATGGGCTGTGGGAGAGCCGCCAACATCGAAAGTCCTAGCCGAATCGCCAAAAGGTTTTACTTCAACACTTCCTAAGTCGTTAACATATCCTGGTCTTCCGTGTCTATCGAAGTAGACAATACCAAACTTATGAGAACACCCAGATTTAAATGTTCTTCTAGAAAAAGCCTGTACAGACGAAAGAGAGGGTATGCGAGCTCCATTCTCTTGATTGGTTATTGTAGTGCCATCGTAAGAATAATCATAGTCATCCCACTCATCATCTATCCCCGTTTCTGGAATCCCATTCAATTCTCGCGGGATGGAAGTGCCGCTAGTAAAGAAAGAGTACTGCGCTAACCCGTTAAAAACGCCACTTAGGTATCCGCCAGCTACCCCATTGGAGACGGTTCTAATTCTTGTTTTCTCTGTTGACGAGTTAAGATTTCCATCATCAGCAAGGTTGCCGCTTGGGATAAAGTAGTTTCCAGCAACAGGCTTTAGTGTTATATTCCCAGAAGCGCTTACAACGTCAAACCTTATGTCGAAGTCTAGCCTTTGGGTTTCGAGCTCGTAAGCTAAAGCGCCTGCACCATCTCTAAGTTGCCAAGCAATAGTATCTGTTGTCGAAGCGGATAAGGAAGAGTCAAATGAGTAACTTAAAAGTTGATCTCTCACAAGTCCTGACATTTTCGCCATAAAATTGTCCTTCGTCATCACCTCTTCAGTGACAAAGACAACGTCTAAAGTTTGCCAAGACATATTGCTTTCCTGCTGAGAAGAGTCTATGCCAAAGTCAATAGCCCCTCTTGAGTCTCCTGGATTAGCAAAAGTACCTTGTTCACCGTAGATCGTTATTTCCTGACTGTCTTCAGCCTGGCCTATATAAGTGTTTTGAGCAGCCCCGTCTTCATCTTCCCAGTTCACTTTTAAAATAGGGGCATCTTCAGTGCTACCACTCTGATTGTAATACCCCCATTGATTAAAAGAAGTAGGTAAGTACTCAAAGCTAAAGCTTACTTGTAAGCCCGCACCTATCGTTGTAGCGCCGTTTGGAAATAGCCCGTTAAAATCAAACCTTAAAAAGCCATCAGGAGAATTAGCTGTGATATTTTGCTCATGTGTAAGGAAGTTCGAGGAACTAAGCGCGTCGATTAAATTGACACTAGGCTCTTGAGCGTATGCTACCGTTAAATTAGCCCTTACATTTACGTTCGGATAACCAGCCTTAACGTTAGAGTACATAAGTCTGTTGCCCGCGATCGTTTGACCTACGGCAGTTTGAGGGACGTCATCGTAAACCTTGTCCGTTACGTTGGGTTGTTCGTACAAGTAAAGTCCATCGTTATAAAACTTATAAACCCCGCTAGAAGTACTATACAGCGTTGTGCCGTTCCTGACTACATCTATGTTAGGGTCGAACTCGTCAACGATAAAAAATGGGTTTGAATTTAATGTTCGCCCCAATATTCTAATTTTAGAAACCTCCTTTCGGAATTCGTCAAGAGTAGGAGGTAAACTCCTCCATTTTGTGTTCACAAACGCTACATTCTCAGCGTTAACGTCATCGGCATCTATGGCAGAATCAACGACACCCTGAAGGGACATGTATCTAGGGTATACAACTTTAGAGTGAGGAGATAAAGCAGAGGACTCTCCATCCTTATACACGTACTGTACAGCAAACTGATAGACAGAGCCGTATAGGTTGTTCCTTTTTCTGCTAGTATCTGTAGCCAAAGAAACTGTAGGGGGGAAGAGCGAGGGGCTTTTAATGACAGATAAAAACTCTTCAAGCTCCCTGTTAGAATAATTACCTAACGCAGTAGCAAAAGCTCTATCTACATTGATCTTACGAGGAGGCTTTACCCCGTCCGTAAAATAAACGATAGTTTGTGATACCTCGTCTTTCTGAAATTCACCGTTAATTAAATCTGCTTTAACAAAACCATATTCACTAAAGCCCAAAACAGAAGACTTTAAAACAACTTTATAAGTTCCTAAAGCAGCGTCGTACTGATATATGCCGTGATTACTTGTTGTCGCAGACCAAACAAAAAAGTAAACCTTTCCGTTAGCATCGTCAGATACGCTACCTACAACCCTACAATTTTCATTTGGAAGCTGATCCGAAGCGGTCGCGGCTGTACCCTTCAGAGTGGACTTAATATTTTTGACTAAGTCGCCAGAAGATTCGCTGTTTGCGTCTACGCTAATATTCAAAGCGTCAAGCATATCGCCTTCCTGGAAAAGCCTCACATCTTTATCCTTAGCGAGGTGTCTAAGCTTTATCTTGTCAATCGCCATTAGAACTTAGGTGACTGTTTGAAATTCTTTCTAATTGTCTTAAGAGCCTCTTCTTTAGTGAAGGACTTCATTCGAGCGTTCCCCTTGCGTAGCTCGTTATAGTATTCCGTTCTAGCTCGTGCCTTTTCGTTTGCAGGGACAGACGATTTTCTCTCGATAATCCTGTAATACATATAAGCCATCAAAGCTTCCTCTAAGTATACATGGATTGACGGGTTCTTAGATCGAGCTTCGTCCGCTACATATTCAATAACCACTTCCCCTACACCGCTCATAGGACTGATTTCAATTCTGTTCTGATCAAGGTTAACCCTGAACTCCCCTCTATATCGACCCCCTCCAGCCCCGTAGACAGCATTTTGAGCCCCGTAGTAGTAATCCCTGAAGATAGTTGAGTTAAACCCTGACTGTATGCCTACACCTTCGTTAGAGGTCTTGTCGTCAAGTCGGTCGTACACACCGTCGTTGTCGCTGTCATTAGCCGTCGCAGAAGTAGGCGCTTTAACTCCCGCTCCAGTATCGTATGCTTGGGAGTAATTAATGTTCTTGTTCTCTCCTAAAACGTAAACTAAACCATCGGTACCTACAACCCCTATCTTGCTCCAATCTACATAATCGTCTGGAAGCTCAACAGTGTTATTGGCTGAGTTGATTGCTAGTTTTAAAGATCTAATCTTTTTCGAAACATCGAACCCCATGTCCCTTACCCCTCGAAGAGCGTAAGTTCTAATCTGATTGTCGCTAGCATTTGCTGCGAAATCATCTTCGGCAAAAGAAAGAATGAAGTCGTTTATAACCTGATTTAGCGGTACTGTATTTCTAGCCATTAGTATGTTTCTGCTTGGTTATTTAACTGCGCTTCGTTAGTGCCGTAAGTCTGGATGTCTCTATCCCTTAGGTTCAATCCCATCATTCGGGCCATCTCTTCAATCAGATCTGTAACGTAATGTTCTGGGAGTTCAAAATCAACGACACTGGACCCTGTCTCATATTTAGGGGGTGAAGATACCCTTGACCCCGTTGATGCACTTCTACCTTGAGGTTGCTTGTAATACCTGACTTCAATCTTATTGACACTGGTAGGAAACACATAAATATCCTCAGACACTAAAGCGATAGGAAACTCCTCTGTAGGGGAGCTAAGATTGCTAACTAGGATACGCTCAATCTTCTCTTCATCATAACAGATCTCGATAGGCTTCTTAGTAGATTGGTCTAAAAGTATACTTCCAGCGGTAGCCATGCTGATTATCCTAGCTAAAGGCTTTGCTGTTGTCTCCGTAGAGACATTAAACACTCCGTTAACCTTAGTCAGCGTAGCTTTAGCGGAAAAAGCCGCCAGGTCTTCTTGGATACGCTTAAATCTAGCTTTGTCTCTAGAAGGTTCAAAGCCCGCTTTACTTAGCCTACGAGAATCTTTTAACTCGTTAAATAAATTGTTGAATACGTTAAGCTGCGCGTAGTTAGCAAACCTGTTGAACTCAACGTCAGACAAGAACCCATGATTGTCCTTGTTTGCGAGGTCCCGAAGAGTTTGGTAGACCGTTATTACACTAGCGCCGAATGTCTTTGCCATGAAGCAAATATACAAAAAAGAAAAGCCCCCTAAATAGGAGGCTTCTCATAGTGGGTGTAAGGCTGTCTTAGCCTAGCTGACGTTCGATCTCTCCAACGACTGGGGCTCCTGCCTCGGTCATGCAGTAACGAACAAAAACATCAACAGGATCTTGTCCCACAGGGACGGAGATAATGTGCTTATTGGTGTCGAACCACTTAATAGCATCGCTGTCAGCTTTAATAATTTGATATGATACAGCCTGCTTAATCTTAGACTTCATAGCTACCACAGGGTTATCGAATGACTCGATAAATACCTTCGGGGACGATTTAGCCTTTAAAAGCAAGTCATGCTTTACCTCAGCAATAGGTCGGTTGATATCCATGCCGAACGCTAAAGATACAGCAAGAAGCTCATCAAGCTCTTTAGACCGAAGCAAAGAGACAGCATCATTAACAAGGAATTCCTTATCGATGTCCACCTCTACCTTCTTTAGATTGTCTACCAGCTCAAAAAGAGAACCTCCGTTAGATTTATTCTGAGGGTGGATCTCAAGGAAGTTCTTGAGGTTAGGCTGTTTTTCGTTTACGAATATTCTACCCATACGGAAGATGACTGGAGTCTTTACAGACCGATCAGCTTGTTCATCTTTCCAGATAGAGTTTTCATTCTCGCAATAGCGAATCTCTCGTACCATACCCGATTCCTCGTCAAAAACCGTGATGCCGCTCTGCATAAGCATCGTTACAGCTCCGCCATCGTTGACTTTGTATTCTTGAGTAGCAGATATCTTCTCTTGGCGTCGAATAGGCTTCTTCTTAGTCTGTCGCTCCATTACTGGGGCATCTTCTGTCTTTTTAGGCCGTCCAGGAGGGCGCTTAGTTGATTGATTCATAATAAGATTAAATTAAAGTTTCAAAAAAGGATAAAAAGGCAAGGGCCGAAGCCCCTGCCTAATTACCTGCGTTATCCTTACTTAATAACAACGTGCTGGTTAGCAGCGCGAGTTACCAAGTTGCATTCAGAACGGTAGTTAAACTTAACCGTATCCTTTCCGCTAGTTACGTGTCCAAGAACGCCACCACCTTCTACCCAGTGCTCCATCTCACGAGAGTAGTTGCCAGCAGATTTATAGTTCATCTGCAAAGCTGGAGCTTTAGCACCAGACTTAGCATCAGCAACTTGAGACAAAGGAATCATAGCGCCCTTGTTAAGGCCAATTCCACCCAATGTAGGATCGTTCAACAACTTCCAGTCATGCTTGTGAAAAGTGTAACCTCCACGAGTAAACGACTTAAAGCCAAGCTTAACAGCCATATCAGCTGAGTTGTTAAACGCACCAAACTGTCCTGCCAAACCAGCAGTCGTTGCAGTAGCGACACCGTTAGCGAGCATATCGTCAATATCCAAAGATGCTTTTCTGTTCAAGTACATAGCGTACTCAGCAGGAGCTCCTTCTTTATCGAGTTCAAGGATGATTGCGTCCATATCAGCCATAGTATTGAAAGTGCCTTGTGATCCACCAGAAACAGCAGCGACAATACCTCTTCGCTCAACAGCCTGGAAGTAGCCTTCAGAACCTGGGATAGATCCAGAAGCGTCTCCAGCAGCAGCTGCTTCAATACCACCAAGTGCAATAGTGCCATCAGCCGCAGCAGCAGCGGAGGTCAAGTCAAGCTGAGAGTACAGCAACATCGCCTCTCTCTGATTCATAAATCGCTTACGAGCATCCATTTCGTTCTTCAAGTACCACATGTACTGTCCGTTTACGTTCAACCATCCGATGTTGGTAGCTTGTGAGCCATTAACCTCGTACATCTCTTTAGTGATGATGTATGGATTTCTCATTCTGGTTAGACCAGTAGTGAAAAATTCAGAAGGCTGCTCTGTTCCTTGAGCGTAAGTGTTACCGATAATCGCAGCAGTTCCTGACAAGTCGGCAGCGAGAACTTCACCGTCAAGGCGAACTACATCGAGGGTGTTGGTCGCTGTCTTAATGACAACAACTCTCTCTCCTGTAGCAAGAAGCAAAACATCATTTGCGCGACACGGAATACCTGAAACGGTAAGTGTAGCATTACTTGTATCAGCAACAGCAGCGGCTGAACCAGTGTAACCAACCGTCTTGTGCAAACGACCTTCTTCATACCACTCGGCCTCGTCTGAAGTGCCTGCGTTTTTCTTAGCGCCAGTAAGCTCTAAGAATCCAGTGATCCCTTGATCACCAAAAGTAGAGACGTACAGGTCTTGTACGTCTGGTTTGGTTGGGTCTAGCAAATTAGCCAGAGATGTGTAGTTCTCTGGGGTAGCTTTAAGACCTCCGTTTGTTGGGCTGGCGTTAGTTGTTGCTCTATCGCCTTGTCCTGAAATAGCCATAATTTTTTATTTTTTAATAGTTTAGATAAATCCGAACCCTCCGCCACCTTGCCCAAGCGCTTGTTTTAATTGTTGGGTAAGAGCGTCAGGCCCTTGTGGTGTACTGCCTTGATTCGGAGACTGAGCGGTTACGTTAGCTGCACGATCGACTAAACCTCTTTGACCATCGGACATACCCTGCTTATAAACAGATTTTACGATACTTTCCATATTGTCAATGACGGCTCGGTGAACATTCAACGATTCGTAATCCCAGCTTCCATCCTCACGTACATAAGGATCAAAGTACTCGTCAAGGCGAGCGTTTTTATCCGCAAGTTGATTCCTGTAATTGTCATCCATTCCGAAAGTAAAGCTCTTTCCATTTCCAAGGTCAAATTCAACCCCTTCCATAGAACTCACTTCGCTTCTCATAGAAGCAATCCAATTATCATCAATTGGAGATGTCGATGTTTCTGCTTGACGTTCAGGGGCCTGGTACTGCGAACGCAGACCTTCTATCCCACTTCGAGCGCTAGCCGAGTCCATCTTCATTTGCAGTTGCGAGAGCTTCACCTCCTCCTCTGAGTGTAGATCGGGATCAAGCTTATACTTGCTAGAGATCAATAAGCCAATTTCTTCTTGAGATAGGTTCGGGTAATCAGATGCCATCTGTACCTGAATAGCAGTCATGTCATCCATTTCGGAAGGGTTCATGGACTGGTAAACAAACCAATCTCTAGGGTCACGGCCAGTCTTTTCGACAAAATCCGCGATCACAGAAATTCTTTCATCGAGCTCTCTCTGCTCCTGCTGTTGCGCCTGTAAGTCGTCAAAAGAACGGACATCTCTCCCAAGCCTTTCGCTAAGGAATTCGAATACCGCGCCTTCAATTTCTTCAGGTGCATATTGTTGTTGGGCTTCGGGCTGGTCGCCAATCTGCTCAACAGGTGTTTCTTGTGTTTGTTCAACCTGCGAAGGAGCTTCCTGAGTAGGCTGTCCCGTTTGCTGGGGTTGGTTAATTTGAGCCACCTCTTCGTCGCTTATAAAACTAAACGATGACGTAGACTCTTCTGGTGCAGAAACGGGAGCCTGCTGCTCCATCGCCTCTACGGGTTGTGTGTTTTCTTCCATTAGAATTTAATTTAAGTGCAAATATATAACTTATTTGTTACCCGTGATTTACGAGCTTGAACTTAGCTTCCTTGATAGCGTTAGGATGCGGGGCATAATCACCCTTCATCAAGAAGTATCTTCCTTTCTCCTCCATCCAATGAAACCCAGACGGTGCAGGGACAGCTTTTGTGTCCTGCGTAATCTTTAGCTTGCCGCCTTTATTAAGCTTAACAGCTTTCATTGTACTTGGTTCTTAGCGAGCAGAATCTTGATCTCCTGGATGTCTTTCATCATCTGACGTACATCCTCTTTGAATTCTGTGTTATCCGTCTCAAGGACAGCTACACGAGCAGACAGCTTGTTGTAATCTGCCTGGAACTTAATCCAACCGCCTATAAGCGATCCCGCTACGATTAGAAATTCGAAATGACTAATATGCTCTACCATTTTACCACTTTGCTTTGTCGGCCCAATAAGCTGCGCTCATCTTACCCTTTGCTATATTTCTAGCGTGTCTAGCTTTAAAACTAGCTCGCTTCTTCTTCATCTTGTCGCTTTCCCCTTCTTTAGGGGCGCCCGCTGTGCTAGCTCCTTGCTCGCCAAAACGGATTAAACGAATCTTATCCCCTACCTTAGCCAAGACTACATGAGACTTTCTAGCGTGAGACGGAGTACGCTTAGGCTTGTTAACCCCGCTTAATCCATGCTTCTTAAGAAGTCTCTTTACTCTAGGGCTTGCCATAATGCAAATATAGGAAATAAAAAAAGCCCCATTTCTGAGGCTTCTTAAACTATAAGGTACTGTATATCAATAATATCAATCCCGCTCCAGGAAACACCTGTGTCGTTAGACTAAAATAGGATAGGGGGTTTTCAAGGCATCAACGATGTTATGATCGATAAATCATTTTCCGTTAAAGCCCCGTCACTGTCATGTGATAATTGCATTGCGACGAACACTGCATCACAATATTCCACTCCCAAAACGTGCAGAATAAAACACATTTCGCTGGTTGCTTCTACTGCTGCATCAATTTGTTTTTTTGAATAAGGCATTATCCGAAATTTTGCTTGGTGGTCGTATCTGGATTTACTTCAAAGACTCCCAGCTGTGTAAAGGTGCTTCCGTCATTACTTGTTTCTAAAGCCAGATGAGTAGCGAAATGACCATTTGCGTAAATACCAACTCTGAAACTTTTAATCGTTGGCGGAGTTGAAAACTGTGTGTCGTCATATTTAAACTGCACCCAATTATTTGCAGCTGATGTTCCCAAAGCCCAATACATATGGAAGATTGAAGAACTGGAATCAAAGGCTCTCCATTCAGGATAACTTGCGCTGTAATCGTGTCCTGCGTCAATTGTGTAATAATTGTTCCCGCTGCTATCTGTTGTCGCACTGACCATATTTGTCGGGTGGCTTGTCCCGCTTTGCCCTGCGCTTTCAAAAAACCGCAAATCATAAATGGCGAGTCGATTATTCGATTGCGCTCCAGATGCTGTAACGCCGCGAAGACGTATGTATCTGGCAGTCATACCGATAACATCGTAAGTCGCCGTTGCCGCTGCGCTTTCAATATTACTGCCAAATTCTTGCGCTCTAACGGATACAGTTCGCGTCCCCGTGGAGGCGTTTTGATCAGTAAAAGTCATGACGGAACTCACGGAGTCACTTCCAGTATCTAAGCTGTGGTCTACGGCTGAGTCAGCAATTGTAGTTGTTGCTCCCACCGCTGCCGAACATTGATAATTTGGATTTGTGAATGAACTGTGGTTCGTAACCGTGACCGTGGTGAAACCGAACAAACCTTCGGCCACCGAAATTGTCGGCGTGGTTGAAGCTGTTCCGCCCCCACTAGACGCTTTTACTACCCCACTTATTTTAGCGATATCTGCCATGTCTATTCCGCTATATGCTGTGATGTCTGCCATATCATTACGCTATCTCTATATATTCTTGAGAAGGGTTGAGGTAGAACACGGTTGTGGTTACCGAATGGCCCATAATCCTCTGAAACCCGCTCGTTGGCGTGGTAGTTGAGGGACCTCCGTTTGTAAGTCCATAAAGTGGCTTTCCAGCGGTTAAGCTCGCGCCATACACCATTCCCCTCAGCACAAACCCACTAGCCATAGTTCCCCCAATTGCATACCCAATAAGAGACTCTTGAGGAGCTTCGGTTGCAGAAGTGTAAGCTACCCATGTGGATCCGCTGTAGTAATAAAACCTTCCTGCATTAGTGCCAGTACTGGAGGAACCAAGAAAAGTAATGTCAGCTCCAGGTCCATAGTCCCCCGCAGAAGAAATTCCAGAGATGCTATTATCTACACCATCCGTAATGGTAGCAACGCCTTCGAGGGTAACAGCGGCTGAGGAGATATTACCCACAACAACCTCATTACTCGTGTTGATACCTATAAGGGGGCGGGACGCACCGCCAGTTAGCTTACCCTCTATAAACTTATTATTAGTGGCTATCTTAATTTCCCCGCTTGTGATACTTAAATCTGTAGAGTAAGTAAGGTTGGATTCTCCGTTTAGAGTGTTGGCGCTGCCAGAAGCTGTTACGAGATAATTATCGACGTTGCTATTGATCGTGACGCTACCTCCACCAGAAGGTGTGTCAATCCAAGAAAGTTCGCCAGTAGCGTTAGACTCAAGGATCTTGTTTGCGGCGCCTGGCACTGCATTAGGAAGCGTAATAGTGTAGCTAGCAACGGTTTCAGACTTAGGCTTTATGTTTACGTGCTCGCCGTTATTTCCATCGCTTAACCTAATTCCGTTAGCCAATCTAGCATCAAAGACCCCATTAGCATTATCAAATTGATAGTTTACTGCGTCTGAAGAGTTTGAAAACTTTACGACACCGTTCTTAAACAAAAGATTAGTTTCATTCCCATTAAGATCATAAGTCCTAGGGGAAGCGGCTTGAAGCAGATTAGCAGTAGCTAAGTTGTCAGCTACCGCATCACCGTCTACTAATATTTTTTTCCAGGTTGACATATGTAAACTTAAGCTTTTTCAAGCTTTTCAGAATCTTTTTCAGATAGTTTTTGTAACCGATCGAACTCTTTTGCTAGCTTGTCTAAAGTGCCAGCAACAACAGCCGCGTCAGAAGCTTTAATAGTAGCGGTCTTTGCGACTTCGCTTAAAAAAAACACCTCGTTAATTTCTAATTTCATTTTAATTCAATTTATTTTATTTCGCCTTCAGTTGATTCTGAAGTTTAACAACTATGTCTGCCAACAAAAGTACATCTTTTCCTTCGAAACTACAATCATGTAGCATCTTTAAAATAAACGTAAGCTCTTGTTGGGTCAGGGTGTCAGTAGAAATACCACTAACAACCCCGCCCTTTCCAAGAAGTGCCATATATATTTTACGCTACCTGAATGTAAAGTGCTGCTCCTGCCATGCCTAAAGTTCCAATTCCTGGATCCAGGGCGTCAAGAGCATTCGTAGTAGCTGCCTGAACCATACCCGCAATAAATGAGTTATCTCCGCTAACAGAGGTGTTAGCTTTGACCATCTCCCATTCGGAGAATCTAGTTACGGTGGTGTTCAACTTGATTGCTGCGTCAGCATCCCACCCACTAATGCCACTCGTGTCAACAACAAGACCAGCTCCGTTAGCGCCAGCGGTTGTTGTCGCTCCGCTAGCAGTCATGATAGTTTTGTCTGCAACTAAAAGTTCAGTGGTGGTGATTTGATTGATCTCTCCTTGAATCTCAAGAGTACCAAGAATAGAAACCGTAGATGTCGAATCACCAATACTCAGAGTATTTGCGCCGATTCCCGCTGCCAACGTTCCAGCAGCAGCACCGTAACTAATAGCTTGCATCCCCGCCAATGTTGGCGTTGAAGTGCCAAGAGCAATTGAAGTTGATCCAAGTGTAATTGCACCACTTCCAGCAAGCTTAGCGTTTGCAATAGAGCTAATCCCAACAGTAATCGCTCCGTCACCCTCCGTAAAGGTGATCCCGTCGCCGTCCGTTAAAGTGTTGTTAACCCACTTATCAGTAGTATCATTGTAAATAAGGACTTGCCCAGCAGCCGCACTTGTAACGGCTGTGTCAGCGAGACCTGAAAGGGTTCCAGAAGCTCCAGCCGCCCAAGAGATGGTATCAGCGGATCCGTCGTAAGTAAGTACATAGCCGTCCGCTCCAGATCCACCGCCATCAAGAGCCGAAACAGTGTTTAAAGCATTGGCTACAAGAACTGAACCTTTCGCAACAGTAGTAATTCCAGTACCGCCGTCTCCGACAGCAAGCGTACCACTAATAGCCGAGTGACTAAGATCGACAGCGATCTGATTTGATTCAATAGAAATACCTCCATTGGTCTTTTGATCAATCCTGATTGTACCTAACGTAGTGCCTGAAAGTTCAATTCCATCACCGCCGCTAATGTCCCCGTCAATAAGGACTTTTTTCCATGAAGACATGATTCGAGTTTTTCGTGTTTATAGCGCAAATATACGCAAAATTTAATCGCTTATCCCAAAGTACAGATTGTCAGCATTGTCCGCGTACATCCCCCCAGGAAAAGCTGTCGGAGGAGTTGCTGTGTGATCAAATCTCTTGAACTCCACAAGACCGTCTAAGTTTACATGACCTGTACCATTCGGAGTGAACGTAATGTCTCTATTGCTGCTAGAGACGATAGATTGAGTCAGCACATCTAGATTACCTCCAAGTTCTGGAGTAGTATCTTCTACAACGTTTTGTAAACCAGACCCGCTGCCTATCTCTGTCCAGTTACCAGCGACTGTCCACCCCCCGCCGTTATAAACGAAAGGAGTTGAACCGACTACGGCAAGATAACCCGTAACGTGAAAAACAGAATCTAAAGCATCTCTAGCGCCTGTGTTAGCAAAAAAGCCAAAACCCTTTGTTTGGTTTTCGGTAGCATCAATTAGAACCGCGTTAGGGTTATTATGCTGTAGAAAATCGGGGTACTTAATTGCCATACTTAAAAAGTTATTGCGAGTGAGGTTGCGTCAGCAAAAGCGGCGGTGCTGTTGCTTTTATAAAAACTGTATGAAATAGACACCCCATACTGATTGTTTATAGTAAAGTCGCCAAGGTCTGTAAAAGCCCCAAGGACTGGAAGGGATCCGTCCTGAATAACGCCTTGCAAATCACCCCAAGCGGCAGGAAATACTATATAAGTAAAATTGCTTTGACTATTTGAATCCGAAGTCGTAAGTGCATCTGTCCATGTAGACCCTGAGTTAAGGTCCGTGTCCATATCAGTTAGCCCGCTGTCATATAAAGACTGGGCGGCGGTGTCGTTTGCAATGCCATCGGTTGTCGCGGTACCGAGACGGGCTAAGTACCTCCAAGTCACAGATTTAGAGCTGGAAATTGTATTGTTCGCTCCAGAACCGTCGTCAGTAGCTTCAACCCTATAAGTCTTACTTGTTGCAGTGCCAGGATCTAAGGTATTCGCAGTGTACGTTGCTGGAGATCCAGTTTCTGAAACCCCAGAAGTAACGGTAGCTCCGTCAATCTTAAACAAAACAGAGTTGTCTGAAGTCTGGCTTGTGTCCGCAACGCTAAAGCTAAATCCATCTGACTTAACTCCTCGACCCACCTCAAGTGTTGTAAAGCTACTCTTGTTCGCAGTTGCTGGGTAGCTGCCATCTGTATTTTGATAAGCCGCCTTAACGGCGCTAAGGGATATCGTGGTAATATTGTACTTCTCTAACATATCCCTAAGAATAGCCTCAACGGAAGTGCCTGAAACTATAGGAGTGGTCATATGACCAAAAGCGTTGTCGAGGTTGGAAATCGAAATAGCGCTAGCTATGTTCGGGGATCCGTCTACGCCATCGGTACCATCAGTACCGTTAGTGCCATCAGTACCGTTAGTGCCATCAGTTCCATTAGTACCATTTGTTCCAGCAGCTCCAGCAGCTCCATCAGACCCCGCAGGCCCCGCAGGCCCAACAGGTCCTTGAGCGCCCGTAGGTCCAGCGGCCCCAGTAGCTCCAGCAGCTCCAGTAGGTCCAGCACCAATAGCTCCAGCTACCGTTACATTATTTGCTACCGTCTGATTTATTCTTACTATTTTGGTCTCCGTTGTGTTTACAATAGAAACCTTTATCAGCCCTCCAGTAGAGCTAGATACAATTATTTTAGAAGGCTGGTCTACGCTTAGTGGCATGGCTAATGATTAGTTTATAGAAACATCTTCATTAACCTTGAATGTGCCATAAATTAAAGTTACCACAACGCCAGTGGTTGTTTTTTGCTCGATATCATAAACGTACAATCCCGAAGGGACAAGTTTCATATCGGCTGCGGAAACAGTAAAATCTATATGAGTGGTAGCCGTAGGGTCTACACCTGTAACTGGAGGTACGTCAATAACGGTTGTTGTATCATTAGTGTCTGCATCACGCACCTGCATAAGAAACGAATCCGTCGCCAAAAACGACCCTAACGAAGGATCCGTCGCGTCTGTCAATGTAAGTCTAAGAGAAAAGGTATCACCCCTTCTACAGGTAATGTCCACTCGCTGAGACGTATCTAAGTTTATTTGTGTAGCCATGTTATAGTCCTCCTAATAGTTGTGAATCCATACCTGTAGGTTGTGAGTCCGTATCTGTAAGCTCGCCTCTTTTTTCTTGTCTCTGAGAAAGCAACTTACTCTGCTCAACCGCCTGCTTTTTTACTCGATCATCCTTACGATCTTCTTTTAACACCTCAAGCTTTTCTTTAAACTCTTTGTCGTCAGTTTTAATACCCAGAACAGCTGACGCTTTTATCATCTCAATTTCTTTCTTGAACTGATGCTTAACCTCCTCTAATTGCGACTCTAACTTCATGTTAAGTTGCATCTCCTGAGCTTTAAGTTGAGCCTGCATCTGAAGCTCTTGCATCCTGGCTTGAGAAGTCGCCTGAGCAGACTGCTGTTGAATCTGAGCTTGCTGTTGCGAATTCTGCATAGCCATCTGCTGGTTTGATGCCATTCTCTTCTTTCTCCTGATAACCAACAGCCTCTCAGCTTGATTAACGTCTTTAAGTTGACGAATAGCGATAGCGTCCTCTAAATCAAGTTCTTTCTGAGATAAAGAAATCTGAATGTTCTGCTCTAAATATTGCTTATCCACTTCTTCCATTTCCTTAACTACTCTAACTCCAAAGTTGTACATCGACAAATCTCTAAAGGAAGACAGTACGCTCATATTTTCTTTACCGATTGCATTCGCATACATCTTGTATAGAACTGAGTCAGGATGAATAACCTGCAAACACTTTACAATGTCTTGGCAGACCTTCTTGTAAAGAACCATAGACGAGTTCGTGATATCGTATATGGCGTTATTAGCAGCAGCCAAGGCTTGTTGCTGAACACCGACAAGCGCGTCCGACTTAGGAGATGAAGCATCCATAGCCTCGTTGATTCCTGTAGCATCTCGAATCATATTCAAGTAATGATTGTAGAGTCCGATAAGCTCGTTTACATTCCTTATACTGTTGCCTATCTCACGGATAGGTGGGTTTTGAAAACCTCCCTCTGGGTTCTTGCTTCTGTAATAGAATACACCCGTCTGCTCGTAGATATCATGCAACTCCAAGGGCTGAAGTTCGCCGCCTTTACCTAGCTGAACATTCTCCAAACCTTCAATATCAATGATAATGCCGTCAGGCTTTGCTTTCGCTATAGACTGCTGAAGCTTAAGGTGAGTTATTTGTAACTGATCAGCAAACCCGATACAGCTATCCACCATAGACTTAGGCATCATTTTCATGAGATTCGTAGCGCACGAAGAATATGAAAGAGTAGCCCTAGAAATATCATGAACGTTCTTAGGTATGTTTTTCTGACGACCATAATTAAATAGATAGTCCGTGCCTAAGACATACGTTCCTTCGTAAACAACTGAATTTTCAAGCTTCTCTACAGACCTTTGATAAATGGAATTAGCAGGAGTTTTGTAATTGTCTCCCTTCATATAAAACCCCTTATTACCGTGCTTGCTTTCTTTATCTTCAAAGTAGATGCAATCTACTCCGATAAACTCAAAGTCAAGAACTTCAACCATGTACTCATCATAGCCATAGCTAGAGGTATTAGTGTAAGCGTTATAAGAAGACTGACTCAGCTTTGAAGCATCAAGGCCATTCTTTTTTTGCGCCTTTTTAGCGATATCCTTATATTCTTCTTCTGTAAACTGGTCAGAAGCAATACGCTTTAACTCTTGAATAGGAATACTTTTTACGTGGCCCGCATAAACCAAATCAGAAAAAGCAGGGTCTTCTGTGTGGCTGTGTATAAAGTTAACAGGATCCACATAATCCGTTTTAATTCCTTGAGACGGATCGTTAGAACGCTTAATAACAGCCATGCCTAAGATTGCCATATCGTTGACGCAGCGACGGTAAATACTATCGTTAAAGTCGTTCCAAGAAAGCGTCATGTTTGTCGCAATCTGAGCGGCGATCTCGCCAGAAGACTTAATGTTATTCTCTAAGAAAATCTCAGCTTCTTCTAGAGTTTCTGGAATCTTATTAGAATCTCCTGAAATCTGAACCCCTAACGACTTTTCTATATTCTGTAAAGGACCCTTGGCTTTTACCGAGAGTTCGATTTTCTTTTTTTCTAGGTCTTTCTCAGAAGAAGACAAAGGGTCTATAGCTTCTAAGTTAGGGTATGGGTTTAAAGAAAGAATTTTATTTACTACAATTCGAACAAACTTCGGTAAGATAGGAACTGGGGTGAAATCAATATTAAGCATACTCCCGTCTCCGTTGTTTGGATCTAGAGTATTTAAAAGTTGCTTATAAATCTTAGTGTCTTGGGTGCCGTTAGCATAATCTCTGTTACGTTCAAAAACCTTAGATCGCTTACTGTATAAAGACCCCTCCTGATCAATCTTTCCCCACTGGTTGTAGATGGCTTTCGCATAATTAAGGCCATACTCCTTCCCTTGTTTTTCTTGTGCCGAAGCAAGCGGATCGGGGAAGCCAGAAGCACTTTTACCTTTATCGTTGTACATTTACCGTTGGTGTTGCGAGATTAGCTCTTGCAAATATAGTAAAACTAGGAGTGCCAAGCTTTTGACTTAAAAGTCCTAAAAAATTGTTTCTCGTTAAAGTCTGATTGAGGTTTTTCTTTCTTGGTTTTTTGAGCGCCAAGTAACGCCAGTCCAGAACTAATAGTCAAGTCAAACTTAGTTCTCTTGTCTATCTTGTAGCCAATCCAATCCTCTAAAGTCCTGTTAAAGTACATGTTACCGAACTCAGCAGATTCTGGCTTTATACCTACATGATCATAAATGTAAGCCTCGATTGCCTGAGCGTGAGATTGAATAACGTCTTGAGAGTTAGACGGGATCCCTTTAGTTCTAACGTTTACAGAAGAGTTCCCAGTTTTAAGGTGACCTGGCCTATCCATTAGATAACCGTCATAACCTCTTGCTTCAAAGTACCTGACGATACCATATTTGTTATTCTCTACAAGTAAAGGATATCCATAAAAGAAAGAGCACATGAGAACGTCTTCGTAGAAAATACTTGCTAAGTCTGGACGAGAAGCGTACTCCACTACAAACATGTTAGACGGGACATCCATATTAAACTTATTGTACATATGAAGGGCTCCTTTAGACCCCCTGCCATCTACCGTAGCGTCTAAGTCATACGAGTCAACTCCACCGACACCGATATGTTTATTGGGGGCAACTTTTTTGCCTCTTTCGTCTGCTTTATTGTTTCTTAAATGATCAGGAGGCATCCAGGAAACGCGGAACCTTCCGTTAGGGTCTGGAGAAAACACAACTTCTTCATCTTTCTTTCGCCACACAAAGTTGCCTTGTACGACAGGATTAGGGTATAGGTCGTCATTAAACTCTATCTGCTGATAGATCTTACCTATATTAAATAGACTCCCCTCTATGCTGTCTCTAAATGCCTCGTCTTCAGTAAAGGGGAACTGCCTAATAACCTCATTGAGTTCCGAGGGATCGTCTTTAAAGGATTTGCGGTCGTTTTTTAAATAAGTCTTACTGCCCTGGTCAATTTCTTCTCCGTCAATTCCTTCTACAGGGTTTTCTGGATCCTCTATAACCGCATTGCCGTGCTTATCAAAGAACCCTTCTAACGCCTCATAAGCTGGTATAAAGATCCTATACATCCCAGAGCGCGTCCGTCCGTTGTCGTTTCTCTGAGACGGGTCAGAATCATCCCATAAATCTTTATATTCATCCCCTCCTTTACTCATTGGATTTACCGTACTACCCACCAGGGCTTTACCTACTATACGTTTACCTACAATTAGGCAAGTCCTTTCTACACGCCACGCCTCACGGATATCGGTAGGCTTCTCCCACTTACCCGCCTCATCGAGGTACAACATATGTAGCTTCTCCCCGTCATAAGCGTTGTTCGTGGTGTTCTTCCAGTTAATAGTACTGTTAAGGGCGTCTCCTTTATAAGATGTCTTATTGTTTTTGGTGATACGCTTAGAAGGTTCTCTAAAAGCAAGCTCCATACGAGGGTTTGTAGTACCGTCTTGGATAGGTTTAAAGAAAAACGGGTAGCCTCTAAAGATAGAGACCACCTTCTTCATGAAAATGTTTTCCTGAGCGTCCTTACCAGTCTTCGACTGAATACCAAGAAGTTTCTCTTTAACTTGACTAGCCTCGTCAACAAGTACAGCGCTACAGACATTAGTATACCCAGAACGGCGACACTTAGTATAAAGCTGACCGAAACAACGAGGGTCAGACTCACACGCCAGCATGTGGAGAAAGATCTCTCTTTGGAATTGTAAGAACTGAGGATATCCGACATCGATTTTAGACCATTGTAGAAACATATAGTGCCGCCCTGTAATATACGTAGGGATGCCATTATTGTAAAACCAAACACCGTCACGGCGACGCTGAAACTCTTGTTCGATGTAAGTAGAAAACTTCTTACGGAACTCACTCGGTTTTTCGTGCCACTCATCCATACTTCGAACCCTTTGCATTTCCTCAGGCATTGGTATCCTTGTCCACAGCTGCAAGTGCTTTGGCCGATCATGGAAGAGAATCTTCGATCGGGGTGGTTTTTTTGGAAGGACAACGAGAAGCCCATGTAGTTCGATAACCTCTCCCTCTGCACCGTTAGGGTCGATTTTAATCCCTTGATCTTCATAACCTTCTATGTCTATAAGGATGGACATTAATAGCTACTGCCTAATTTATTCATACGCCCTAAACTAGGAACACCCTTCTTAGGGTTGGTAAGCTTCATCTGGGATCCGCATTCGCAAGTCCCCTCGACGTAATAAGCTTTGTCGTCCTTAACTCGCATAGTAAGGCTCTTCTCGTACTTTTCTTTTCCGCAATCGGGACAGTATAAGTCTGGCATAATTCTAAATTTAATTTGTACCCTCGACAGGATTCGAACCTGTGACCCACGCCTTAGAAGGGCGTTGCTCTATCCAGCTGAGCTACGAAGGCATGTAAACTACCGTAAAGTTTTGGTTTAAGTAATCGTCGCTAATTGTCTGGTTATCAGAATAGTAGTCGGGTTTACTTAGAGAACCTTTCCGCAAAGCCACCTGAATAATCTTTTTGTTCTTCGATTTCTCCATTTTCTTTTAATTCTTTTACCATCTGTTCTAGTTTCTGTCGCTCCACCAAAAGCTCCTTACAGTCAATGGCCGTTTGCTTTACGGATTGGAGCTCGGCCTTACGTGCGCTTCCTCCAGCTTCTGGATCGACAGGTTTCTTGACTTCCTCAATCATATTATTGATTGCAATCTCCATACTTCCCATAAGGCGCTGAGAGGCATCTATTGTGGTGAATTTAGATTTCGACATACATCAGGTCTTCTGCACGGGTTCTATAATACTCTTTCTCGTCAATAGTAACGCGGTAATCCATGTTCTTTTGAAAGCCTACTACATCTCCTACTTTAGCTCCTACATCCTCAATCCAAGGAGCCGTAAACGCGACACGACCTTTTGTAACAGGGACCTCTGAGAATTTAACCAGCTCGATAGTATCCGACTCTTGAACTTTCTCTTCTTCGACGGGCTCAAGAAGGCTCCAACCCGCAAGAGGGTGTATATCCCCAGTATGCTGATCTTTATAAGCAATAGCTTGATTATTAATAGTATGATTTGGATCAAAGCGAACAGTATAGTGATTAGGCTCTCCAGTAAGTACCTGACCTTCGTTAAGCACCACGAGATGATGGAAGTAAAGCGTGTCCCCAACCTCAACCCCTGTATTGTGTTTAAAAGGCGCCGCCACAACGGGACCTTCTTGGATTCTGTTTTCAAATTCATTAAATTTAGTATCTATAAAAAGCTCTAACCCTCCAGGGGTCGTCATCGTATCCTCAAGCTGTTTATCTAGCTTGACGATAAATAAGTCGAATGTTCTCATCAATTAAAAATTCAGATCAAACTCTAACATACAGGGCATCTCATCGATTGCTTTCCAAAGGACTGTCCCTTCTTCGTTCTCAATGTACACCAAGTATCGCTTCTTTCCAAATTTAACGAGTGTTCTTTCGTCTTCTAAAATAGCAGAGACTTTTCCATCTCCCGCTCGCATGCCTGTATAGTAAGCCATGCCGTTTTTAGGGTCTTTCCCTACGATTATTTTTCTAATAAGCCCTTCCATTGTATTTAGTTTAGTGAAATACCTAAGTCTCCGAGAAGTCCATCGAGGGAATCTTCATCAGGCTGGTACATTGCATCCATCAATTCTTTAATTACCTCTAGCTCATCCCTACTGTCTAGGTGAAAGCTATACATCGTTTTTACTTGAGCCATGTCATCTTCTGAGTCCATGTCGTCTTCATCAAAAAGACCTATAACTACAGAAGCAAGAAGGCGATCTTTAACTTCGAACTCCTCAATTAGTTCCTCCATCTTTTTTACCAAATGGTACATCTCCGCCAGGAACTGTGTGTCTTTGCCTTCCATGATATAACTTTGTTGTATTCCAAATATACAACTTTAATTATGCCAAAGTCTCAAGTAAAGAAGTCGAAGTTGTTTAGAGAGTCATCAAAACTTTCAGAGAAGTACGTAAAGCACAACTACCTAAAAAATATACGCAACGTAAAGGCTGAGTTTGTATCAAAGAACGCTATAGTTGGTAGCTGGCTAGACCTTATGTTGTGGTTATATGATCTAGAGTTCTTTACTATAAACTACGTAGCTGAGGAGTACGGTATGTATAAAGATAACTTAGCGGACAGACTTATATACCCCATGTTAAAAGAAGGATATCTCTATAAACACTTCGATAAACTTACTCCGTCTCAGACAATGGAGGACCACTTGTTTCGTGAGGAGACGAAATACAACTACCGTGTAAGATATGCGCTATCGCAGAAAGGCAGAATGGCGGTACAGCGTTTTTACAACGCACTTTAAATGACTTTATAGTGAATTCCTTTAGAGTCTCTGTATGCTCTCTTCACTTGCTTTCTATTAGCTGGCTGGCTCGGAAAGTAAGCCCCCTCGTTTTTGTATGATACATGAACCCAGTCTGGAGAGTCGTCATCGCCAAACTCCCAGATCAGCTGATCGAATATAAGGTTATCTTTAATGAATCTAAACAACTCTCTATTGGTCACTCTGCCATATACATCGGCATCGATATCCAAGGCTTGACCTGATTTATGCTGAGAGTACTTACTACCTCCAATAGCCTTATTTAATTCTTTAGACCTAAAACCAGAAGATATATATAAAGGAACTCCGAAGTGATCTCGTAGCGGCTGAAATACTTCTTCTGCAATTTCTCTAAGGTTCTTGATATCGAACTCTTCAGGTTTGTTGTCTATCCCCAGGCGGTTGGCCGTATTTGATTTCGTTACTTCCTTTAGGGTTAGGTTTTTGCTTAGCTTCATTAAATTTATTTTTTTCAGCCACCCAAGCTGGGCTGATTCGTTTTATCCTAGGGTTAAAGTAGTTCTTACTCCCCACTTAAAACCTTCCTTTGGGCTCTCTCCACTTTATAGTGTTATACCGACTAGAAGGCTTTACTCCTTTTAAATCGTACTTATCTATAAGCTTTCTTTCTTTATCTCCTAAGCGATCGTTTAACAATCTGTTGAGACCGCTTTCTTTCTCTGGATTTCCTCCCCAATAAGCGTGGTTTCTCAACCAGTCCTGCCTATTATCAATACGAGCTACTTTATTTGCTTTTTGCTTTTGAATAGCGCCAGCCAAACTTTCAAGGACATCAGACAAATGCCTGTTTCCTCTTTTAGCGTAACGCTGCTGCTGCTTATGTGCTTTGTCTGGATCGGCTCCTGCTTCTCTATTGCTTTCTCTCACTCCTTTAGACAACCAACTATTAGTAGCTGCGCCTCCAGTTCCTTTTTGCTCGGCTTCTCTATCGCCTTCTTTCTTGTTGCTGTAACCTGCTTCAAGGGAGTTGTCCCAGTTGCCATACTTCTCTGGGTTCCTAAGTTGCTGACGAGCAAGCTTTGCCTGTTCTCTTGACTTGCTTCTTTCAGCGGACCCCTTTAGCAGATTGTAAAGAGAAATATAATTTTTGTCTTTAGGGGTCATTTTCCGTATCTCCCCAGAAGGTTAAGAACCGCATTAGTAGACCCGCCTGATTTTGCGTAAGCTCTTTTCATTTGGCGACCAAGTCTTCTCTCTTCTCTAGAGGGTCTACCTTCATTGCCGAACTCAATCAGATCTCTAGAGGGTCTACCTTCATTGCCGAACTCAATCATATTCTGCTCTCTCAAGGAGGGGGGAGGTAATGACCTTACCCCTTTCTTGTTCCATCCCAGATCTGAGAGGTCGCTCTTTATTTGTCTACCAAACCTTCTCTCTGATCTAGCTTTTCTTCTCTCGTCTCTAGAGAGTCTACCTCCATTGCCATATGGAACCATGCCTCCTTGTCGGCGCTGACCTTGCGGACCTTTGGCGTCTGTAAGACTCTCCAAAAGAGCCTCCACACCGCTAGCGCCAGGACCACCTGGAGCAGCTTGTTGTGCCATTTGACGTTCTGGCTCTGAATACATCTCTGTCTCCATAGCATCAACATCTAGCTCATATTCTCCTGTTTCTGGATTTGCCATAACAGGGAACTCTCTATCTGCAATAAATCGTTGATCGCCAGGAGCTACAGCGCCTCCACCTGGAGCTGCAATCTCTCCGTAGCTTTCCCAGTCGCCAAATACTTTAACGGTATCTCCTGTTGGGGTTTTAAACATAACAAACTGACGTCCCTCTTCATCTTCTTGAACTTCAGAAGTGCTTTGACCATCGATAGTTCTTAAATCTTCTTGACCGCGCTGGCCTCCTTGTTGACCACTCATAGCAGCCATCATCGCTTCGATGTTTCCACCGTCGTTGAATTTCATGTAGTTCATAACACAAATATAAGTATTTTATAATTAGCCTACTGGATTGTAAACAGAGCTCAAATAAGCTGGTCCAGAAGGGGTAACAACGGGTGCTGATCTCGGATTAAACCCGTAGTTCATATTCATCCCGTACTGCTGATATATATCTGGGGAAAAACCCACTTGTTGCTGAGGTGCGATTTGATTCATATTCGTAGTAGGTTCTGGTTGCTGGAACATCTGAGCTACCTGCTTTCCAGTATCTACCACCTGCCCAACCGTGTCTACTACTTGTTTAGCTTTTTTAACCCCCTGAATCGCTTTAGGAATAAACTTAGCGCCTGTGGCAGCAGCAGTAGTTCCTGCACCTACGGCAGCAGCAGTGCCTGCTGACATTCCAGCTAATCCCGCCGTACCTGCTGCCGCACTACCGATAAGTGTTCCTGTTCCCGCTAAGCCTGCGGCTGCTGACGTTCCTCCAACGCCTAACCCAATAGTTGATCCTGTACCTGCCAACAAACCTGTTGCCGCTGTGCCTCCTGTTGCCAAACCTGTTGCCCCTGTACTTGCTAACAAACCTGTTGCCGCTGCTCCTCCAGTTGCCGCTGTGCCTCCTGCTGCCGCTGTGCCTCCTGCTACCGCTGCGCCCCCTGCTGCGCCTGCACCAAAAGCCCCTAAAGCGGCGCCTCCAGTTAAAGCTGCTGCGGCAGTTCCTACAACTATGTTTCTCGTTCTTTTTTTGCTTAACTCATCAAAATATCTATCTGCTTGATGTTCTTGCGTAGAAAAACCTTTATAGCCTTCGTATCCATCCCTTATTTGATCTCCTCTACGCGACGCTTTTCTTTTCGCTCGATTATTGACTCGATCTTGCTTGTTTAATGCTCTCTTGGCCTTCCTGAAATCTTTCCCTTTAAGATCTCCACCAGCTAACTCAGTAGCAGCCCCTCTAGAAGCGTCAGTACCTACTCTATCTTTTAAGCTCATAATTAGTTATTTTTTCGTTTCCATAAACGGAAAGGCTTTCTCTTAGCCCCTTTCCCTCTGGCATTTCTATCACCTTCAGTAGTCTGTCCGTCTCCCCGATTGGTACTCACTGATCGGCGGCCTACAATGTTACCTCCAGATCCATGCGAGACATCTCCGCTACCAGGGTTGTTATTGTTATAACGATTCAACTCAGCTCTTTTAGCTTTAGCAGCTTTAGAAGAGTGGAAGTCAGCATACTCTTGTTTGTAGTTTCTAGCAGCTTTCATCAGAACGATCCTTTAATAAATGGGTGACCTTTTCTTTCTTCATCTACCTCTCTTCTTTGCCATTTCTTTTTAGCTTGATCCCAAATATACTCGCTATCTAGAACTTGACCATATCTAGAGTGCTCCCTACCTGTGGATAATCTACCTATTTGAATTGGAGATCTACCTAAAGGTCTGTAAGGCTCTTTAATCTTTTGAAGTTCAGGACGCACATAGTCCGTTTCAATTCTCTTTAATCTTATAGGCTCTAACTTCTTTATAGTTTTTGGCCTTCCCTGAATTGCAGCCTTTTCAGATTGTTTTTTCTTAGGCTCAACTAACTTCTCAACTTTTTTGGTTGTACTCGTTGCTGTTGGCCTTAACGGGAAACCGTCAGATCCTCCAGCTCTCTCTTCGTTTGTAATACCAGCGGCAGACCTCATGTCGGGAGAGTCGTATACATATAGATCAACAAGATCCTTTAATGCTTCGTTCCATAAACGAACTTTTCTATTGGGAGTAATGCCTTCGTGAAAAAGAGCAGGAGAGATTTCTTCATTAACAACCCTTGAGTCATTCCCTTTCTCTCTATCTGAATAAAAACCATCCCCTAGGTCTTCATAGTAGTTAGTTCGATTTCTTTCAAAGGGTAGTTCTTCTCTATGTTCTGTTATTTTCCAAGATGGGTATACGTTGCTAAAAGAATCCGTTGAATTGGCGTAATTATCATACTTCTCTATTTGATCTGGATTGACAACAGTCTCTTTAATACCTTTGTCCCCTCTATCCTCTACTATTTTTTCGCTGTTAAAAAAATTATTAATACTGTTATAAGCTGAAATCCCAGAGTTAGCCAATTGTTTGGCAGCCGAGCTTGCCGAAATTTTGCCTTTGGGCATCCAGCCACGTTCGTTATCGGCGTTAAGGCGAGTTTTGTAGCGGTACCCCTGATTAAAAAGGTCTTCCAATTCCTCTGCGTCCAGAGCATCTGGGTTACTGTCCGCCACCAATGAAGCAAGTTCTCTAAAGTTAGCATCAGCCACCCAACCCTTTTTCGCCCTAAAAATGTCGCTCTTTTCTGAGGAAGTAAAGAGCCCTGTGTTGGCGTGGTCATTAAGGTCAATCCTGTTTGAAAGATCCGAAATGAGTTTTTGAGTATTTACATTAAAATTGGTCCCGCGATTCCTCCACGATATAAAATCAAGAAATTTTGATTTACCCGAATCGGTACTGGGGTCAAACGCTTTTAATCTCTGAACATCTTTGCCTGTGTTTTCTACGACTTTCCTAATCTCTTCTGCTTCGCTAGAGTAAGAACCCCCCATTTTATCGTATGCGTCGGCAATACGTTTGTAATGAGAGTTTAAAGTCTCTGATGCCTTTACGTGGGCGGACTGAATGTCTTTTAATTGGGATTTCGTAAGAGAGTTGATCCTATGGTCATTATTCTCGAAAAAGTAATCAAAAAGTTGAAGCGCTAGAAGGGGTTTATTATTCATGCCTTCGATAATTTCGTCAAACGAAACATTGTTATCAGCAAAAAACCCTCTATCAGCCTTTTCTAGCTTATCGTATTTCCTATGGCTCTTTATGTCTTCGTTACTGTCTTGTGTATACCCAGCAGCGATAAGCTGTTTTAACAGCTCGTTAGAAGCATTAGCTACTCTAGCTGTGTCCGATTTAGTAGGATCTCCGTTTACAGCTCTCATCTCTCTATACCTTCATTGTAAATACGCAGATACTCTTCTGGGGTTTTGTTTACCCCTGGGGCCTGGAAAGATGAGTTATCTCTGATAGAAGCAAAGTACTTCCTAGCACCCTGCCTCCCCAAGAAATGACTTAAAGCGGCCACCTCATCAGGACGGAAGTCCCAATCTTCCCCTAGCTGCCCTTTATACTCCTCTTCTAGGTCCTCTGCATTACGAGACAGACTAGGACCCCCGATACCCTCGTTGATCCTCATATCCATAAACATCTCCTGAAGGTCTGGGTTATTAATAAGGCTGTCCCTGCTCACCCCCCGCATAGGATCTAGATCTTTTATCTGATTGTACAGCTGACCGTACTTCCCCGTAGCAGAACTAGTAGGGTTCTTCATAAACAAAGGATTCCCCCCTCGGCTCTCAGCCCATCCAACCCCTTTCTTTAACTTCTTGGGATCTATAGGGTCGCCATTTGATCGAACAGCCCTCATATCACTTACAGCTGCAAAGTTGAACGTTAGCTAAAGAGCAAATAGCACAGATGGATTCTTCTTTTCTCATATTACGTAAGTTTATATTATTGAAATCGTTTTGGTACGCGCGTTTTTCCGTTTTTATCAACCTGCTTTGCTATAAGCTTGCCGTCAGCATCCTTCTCCTTAAATACCTGTTTGTATTTTCCCGTATTAGAGTTGGACCTAGTCTTCAACGTAGTTACGTTTCCAGAGTCAAGATCAGTACTCTTGCTGGATTCTTTAAATATCCGCTTTGCTTTGACTGTTCCATCCTTTTTCCTCTTTTGGGAAGAACGATTAGTGGCGTCAAGCTCTACCTGAACGTTACGCCCATCTGGACTCTTCTTTACAGCTTTCATATCCCAAAGATAAACAAAGAAGCTTATATGCTTTCTTGTGTTTAAACCCTAAAAACTAAGAGGACAGTCTTTGCGCCACCACAACATTAAGCTACTTTGTCTCTGCGTTTACGCCAGAATGCCCAATTGGGTTTATGTACTAACAAGCGTCGTTCCTAATTTGCTTTAGCGAAGGTACAACAAAAAACTTACAAAGTCAAGCCCCAAATGCATATGTGTATAAATTTTTTTCGACTACTCAAAGCCTTAATGACAGCCTATGATCAGATATCGATACGCAAACCCCGTGGCCAAACGCAAAAAAGCCCAGTAATACAGAGTATGGGGATTATGTATATATAGAATTGAATCATATCTTGTTCCGAAACAGAATCTAAAGACCCCGTAGGGGGCTTTAAACAGCCTTTCGGTGTACCTTTTCAGCTTTTAACTCCTTGGAGTTAAGCAAGATGGAGGATAACCCTAAGCTCTGCTTAGTCATTCTGAGAGGAACCAACTCTTGCAGAGTTGAAAGTGGAGTCAGGACAATCTCCCCCCAAACCTTTGGTTTGACTTGAAGCCTTCCTTTAGGAAGGGATACTTAACACCGTTTTAAACCATAGGTTTAGCTTAGTTTTGCTGAGGTTTTGAGACGGTGAAAATCCTCTAACCATGCGATCTTCGTAGAAGATTCAATGCGGTTAGTGTTTACCCTACGAAAATCAGCAAGCTGATTGGCACAGTAAAAAGGATAGAGATAGAGTAAAAGAAGAAGAGAGTCTTACGACTTCTTCTCTTACTCTTAATCTCTTAAACTGGTTTTGGAAGTCGACTAGCTTAGGAAAATCTAAATCTCTTTACAATGTCGAAGACATTAATCGAAAACAAATCAGCTATGCTGAAAGACCTCAAGAAAGCTGTAAACAGCTTGGTCTACTCTCCGTCTCTTGCAAAGCAAGAAGCAGCCTTTGATGCTTTAGCATCATTGAACAACTTTTTGGAGTCCTTCGAGATTCCGAAGGAAGTGAAAACTGCCAAGAAGCCGAAGGCTACTAAGCCAAAGGCTTCCAAGACGAAGTCTCCAAAGCCGAAGGCTACTAAGACGAAGTCTAAGTCGAAAGCGGTTCGCCGTCCTAAAAGGACGTCAGCTGATGGTCTTGAGTTAACTCAAGCTAAAGAAGCTATCGGAGTTGGCGAAGCCAAAAAGACGAAAGCTGTCGCTCTTGACGGTAGTCAAGCTATGTTTTTAGAACCTCGTAAAGAGGTTTTAGTTCCAGAGCCAAAGGCTAGGAAGAAAGCGATTTTGGAAGTGTTTACACTTCTTGACGGCGAATCTCCTCAAGACGCTGTTCGTCGAAGACGAATTGAACAAGAAAAAGAGCAATCCCGCCTTGAAGCTGAAGCTTTGATGAGCGGCGCTCCTGATTTCGGAGACTCTCCATTCTAATAACTACGTTATTAACTTATTATTTTAACCTTTTAAATCTAAAGATTTATGATTGATTTTGATGCATTAGAGTTTTACTCTAACAACAGTAGGAGCGAACACAAGCTTCTCGACAAGTATTGGCTAACTAGTTACAAAGTAACTAAAAGGAACCATACTGAATCTGATTGCGAAGCAATCAATGACTTAATCGGAGACATCGAAGATGGTCTGTGCAAGGTAGGTGACGTCATAGACGAGCCATGGTGTGCGATCGAATACTTGAACTATGTTCAAGAAGCCTGCAAAGGTCTAGCGAAGCTAGGTCTTAAGGTCAGTTTGACTGACGAAGTAGTTACTGAATTTTCACTTTAAATCTAAGATTTATGAATCAACCAATTTTTGCTTTTGTATTCCCGTTCGATAGCGGGGCTGAGTTTCGCTGTAAGCGTAACTTCCTAGATGCGGAGACTGCCGCGAACTGGGCTTTGGAAATCATCCTCAAAGAGGGAGATGATGTTTGCTACTTCAAAGAAGTAGAATCTTCGGAACACGTGTTCGAGCCTGCGCTTGAATCGCACACCGTGGTGTGTTGGCGTGATGACTCTCCTACATGGGAGACATACGATGTCATTGACTAATTACCCTAAAGGGTATAAAATTAAATTTGGTTTTTCGAAAGTTAAGTCTTACCTTTGTATCGCCGATGGCAATTCAGCTATCGCATTCTAAATCTCTAAGCCATGCACGGCACAATCACCTATTCTCCTAAGAGAAACAAGCAAGCGTCTATGAACGCTTTGTTCAACGATGTTCAATTCTTTGGTATGGACGTAGTCCGTAACACATCCCAATGGGATGCACTCACTTGCGATGAGCAGATGAGAATGGAAGACCTCGTAAATACTCTATAAGAGTATAAACTTAAACTAGATGTTAATTTTCACAATAATCATGTCCGTATACGGACTAGCAATTTGCTACATAGTAGCAGAATCAATTCAAAAACGATGAATAGACTAATATTTGATGCGGCGTGCCGCTTGGCTTATGGCAAGACCATGATGGACGGGGGATCGACCGTGACCACAAAAGATGCTTTTTGGTATGAAATACCAACCGAAGGTTATGTAGTTGGTGGTTTATGGGAGGAAGTCAAGCTTCCAAAGGAAATTTGCACTCCGAATCTGTTCCGTTCTGTATGGATGCGATACATGGAGCAAGCGACTAAGATTTGCCAAGGCGAAGGTGCTGACTATACTGTAAGTATAGGGACTTGGATTGATTCCGACGGTGCTGTTGTTTTCGACATTGCTGAGATATTCACAGACAGTGAGCATGACGACGGTACTCTTGCAAGTGTAAGAGCGATGGACAGATGTGTCCAGCGTGACGAAGATGCGATGTTCGACCTTGCCAACCAAAAGGAAGTTCCTAACCCTGCAAAGACGAAGAAAGCATGAATTTATACCACGAAGACGAACTTTACCTTTATGGTAAATCAATTGAATCAGGTGAATGGTCAAAGCTAACGCTTTGTAGGTCACTTTG